AGTTCTTCAATGAAATGTACATGAACAATGAAAAGATAAACATGGATTATATGTCTAATGCTATGCACATAGATAGAAGTCATTGCTTTAGAATAAGAAAGAGGATAGTTTGTAAGATTATAGATATGTTATATCCAAAGATAAAGGAGTTTGAATTGCCCATTTTTTCATGGAAAGCTTAAAAATGAGACTATTTTGAGACTTTTTGGAGACTATCGTGAGACTTTTTATTGCCAATTATGTGAGATAATAATATCGTGGAAATAAAGATTTCCCTCTCAAAACTAAATAATTGCTAGGTTAGTTTAAAGGGCTAATCTAGCAATATGAACAGACTAGGCAGGGCGTGAGGACGCTGTTAGTTCAATTCTAACTATGTTCAAATATTAATCAACGTATACACTAAAAGTAGAGAAATTGAGGGCAAAATTTTATATTTTGTATCTTAATTCAGAGTCTAAATCGAGTGGGGCTTGGTAACCTCACTCACCATGCAAGTAGTGGTTTAATCTAGGTTCGATTCCTAGAACTTGCTCCCTTAAAGAATATGTATCCCCCACTAAAAAGACTTAGATTAATTTCTAGGTCTTTTATATTTTCTAGGTTAAGTTTGTGGTAAAATGTACTAAATGAATTAGGGGTGATAACTATGAAGAAAAATATCTTAGGAGTATTGCTACCATTATTAACATTGATTATAATATTTTTTCTATCATTTGAAAATACAATAACTAATAGTTTAGGATTAAGTGAGATGGATATAAAAGGAATCCTTATTTCAGGTGTAGTATTGTATATACCAGTTTCATTTTTAGTTAATGGTATAATATGTGCTAAAAAACAAATAAATTGGAAAATTCCAGCTTTAATATCACTTTTAGGTTCAGTTGTTATCATGATGTATCTAAGATTTGATAGTACTGAAATGGCGTTGTATTTATCATATTATTTTATGTCATATTGTATTGGATATTGGATAACTAGTGCAATGAAAAAATAGATTAAATTAAAAGGTCATCTTAATAGATGGTCTTTTTTTATACAATGAATTAAAAATGAAATATATTTGTGTATGATGGATAGGAATGAGGCAAAAGTATTATTTAGAATTATTTTGTAACTGTCGAATGGTTTTTGAAGGATATTTACCTTTGAAGTAGAATTTTATACTTTGGAGGGGATATATATGGAAGTAAATGATTTAGGAAAAAAGATAATTGTTTTTTTCAAAGCTACATTAAATTTATTTTTATTTTTTATTACTGAATGGATGAAATTTTTAGTTGATATGTTAAAACCAGTTTTTTTAGGATTTAAATATATATACATTAAGACTATAGGTAAATTAATAAAGTGGATATTAGAAAAAGAAGGAATAGCAGAGGTAATAATAATTGCTATAACTATATTTTTTCTACTGGTTATATTTCCTCCTGGACTAAAATTAATAATGAACAAGTTTGAAAATTTATTAGGTAGCACCGCTGGAGAATGGTTATCTTTTTATGGAAGTTATCTAGGTGGTATTTTGGGAGGAATAGCAACTCTTATGGCTGTTGTTATTACAACTAATCAAACAAGAATAATACAGGAAGAAAATAAAAAGGAAAATCAGAACATTAACTTTCAAAATGGACTTACAATCATGTCTATACAAAATCGAAGTGAAGGCTTAACAAGGGAAATACAAAATGAAAATAATAAATTGCAACTTAAAAATGAAAGAAAAGATTTTACGAATGGAATAGCAGAAAATATGGCTAAGTATATTACAGGTATAAATAGATTTTTTTCTGTAAAGTATGTTAGATACACTAATGAAAATATTAAAAATGATTATAGCGATACTTCGAAAAAAAATACAAATGAGCTAGAAAAAGATATTGAGATGGATAAATATGTACCAACAGAAATGTATTTTTTACTAAAGATAAAATTGAAAAATATAAATCTAGCAAGTGACTTAATTTCTAAATTAGATATTGTACATAACTATTCTCTCAATATAAATGAAGAAAAATATAGAGATATAGAATTAAAAAAATTTCAAGAAGATATAAGCGAATTAATTAATTTAACTGAAAAATTCATAACGAACTATTTATTAGAAGAACTCTAACCAGAGTTCTTTTTTTATTCCCAAAACAAACAAAAACGAGGTGGTGATGTGGCAAAATATGAATACTGGATAACAGAAGAAGGACTAATTAAGATTGAAGGATGGGCAAGAGATGGTTTAACAGATGAACAGATAGCATTTAATATTGGAATAAATGTCAAAACACTATATGACTGGAAAAAGAAGTATAGTAATATTTGTAATGCCTTAAAAAAGGGAAAAGAAGTAATTGACAGGCAGGTTGAAAATGCTTTACTAAAAAGAGCATTAGGTTATGAATATGATGAGATAACATATGAAGAAGGTCAAGAAACTAAAAGAGTAACTAAACATGTAGTACCAGATACTACAGCACAGATATTCTGGTTGAAAAATAGAAAACCAGCTGAATGGAGGGATAAAAGAGATATTGAACATAGTGGTAATCTAGGAGATATTACAATAAAGGTAGGCGATGAAGAATATGGCGATTAATTTAGAAATTAATCCAAATATATTTAATCCAATATATTTGAAGCATCAACTTAATAATAACAATAGGTATCAGATTTACTTTGGTGGTTCATCCTCGGGTAAATCTTTTTCTTTAGCTCAAAGAACAGTATTAGATGTATTTAAGGGGAATAGGAATTATTTAATTGTTAGAAATGTTCAAAGCACTCTAAAGAGGTCTTGTTTAAATGAGATAACAAAGGCTATTAGTAATTTTAAGTTAAATGAGTATTTTCAAGTAAATAAAACCGACATGATAATAACTTGTAAGCTAAATAATAAACAGATATTATTTTGTGGCTTAGATGATGTTGAGAAAGTTAAATCAATAACTCCAATAGATGGTGTAATAACTGATATATGGGTAGAAGAAGCAACAGAGACAGATTATAAAGCCGTCAAACAACTTGATAAGAGACTTAGAGGAAAGTCTAAAGTAGTAAAAAGACTAACATTAAGCTTCAATCCAATACTTAAAGACCATTGGCTATATACAGAGTATTTTGATATATGGGAAGATGATAAACAGTATGTAGAAAAAGATAATGTAAGTATTCTAAAAACTACATATAAAGATAATAAATTCTTGGCAGAAGATGATATAAAAGCTTTAGAAAATGAAAGTGATAAATATTATTATGAAGTTTACACTCTTGGAAATTGGGGCGTACTTGGTGCTGTCATATTTAAGAATTGGAGAGTTGAAGATTTCTCAGATATTGAAAATACATTTGATAACTTTAGGCATGGAATTGACTGGGGTTTTGCTGATGACCCATTTGCATATGTAAAATCACACTATGATAGGATGAGAAGAAAACTATATATATGTGATGAAATAGAAGCAGTTGGATTATTAAATAGAGAAGCTGCACCTTTAGTTAGTAAAAAAGCGAATGGAGATTTAGTTATCTGTGATAATGCAAGTCCAAAAGATGTAGCTGAATTTAGTGACTTAAGAATCAATGCAGTTTCAGCAAGAAAAGGAGCTGGTTCTATTGAATATGGTATTAAATTTTTACAAGGGCTTGAAATTATAATACATCCAAGATGCCAAAACTTCAAAAATGAGATAAATAAATATAAATATAAAGAGGATAAGAATGGAAATATCTTACCTATTGCAGTAGATAAAGATAATCATTTAATAGATGCACTAAGATATAGTTTAGAAAATGATATGGAGTATGGAGGAATAAGCTTCTTAAAGTAAGGAGGTGTTAAATATTTATATAAGTGAAACAGATTTAATAAAAGCTCAGCTAAAAAAAGAGAGTACTTTTAATCTGGCGAAAGTTATAGAGCGTTATATTTTAAAGCATAGACCAGAAAAGTATCAAGAAGGAGAAGCATACTATTATGGTAATGCTAATATAAAAAATAAAAGAAGATATTATATTTTAGATGGTGCTAAGGTTGATGATTTTACTAAAGTTAATAATAAAGCAGTTAATAATTATCATAAGCTTTTAGTTGACCAAAAGGTAGGCTACAGTGTTGGAAAACCAATAGTATTTAATGCAGATGATAATAATTTTACTAAGCTTTTAAATGAATTATTAGGAGAAGAATTTGATGATACAATAACAGAACTCTATCTCAATGCAAGCAATAAGGGAATAGAATGGTTACATCCATATATTAATAGAAAAGGAGAGTTTAAATATGTAATAATACCAGCAGAAGAAGCTATTCCTATTTGGGATAACAAGAGGCAAAATGAATTAGTTGCCTTTATTAGATTTTATTTTATTGAGGATATAGATGGAAATAAGATAAAAAGAGTTGAATACTATACAGAAAATGAAGTAATTTACTTTATTGAAAAAGGAAATAGTTTTGTTCAAGAACTTTTATATGATGAATATGGAAAATTAACAGAGATACAAGAGGGTCATTTTAGAGTAAATAACAAAGAGCAAGGATGGGGTAAAGTTCCATTTATACCATTTAAAAACAATGAGAAAAGCATATCTGATTTAACTTTTTACAAGTCTTTAATTGATATATATGATAATAACATTTCTACTCTTGCAGATAACCTAGATGAAGTACAAGAAGCTATGTACATACTAAAAGAGTATGGAGGTACTGATTTAGTAGAATTTGCAAATAACATAAGATATTATAAAGCCATTAAAGTAGGAGCTAATGGAGGGGTAGATAAGCTGGAGATAAATATACCAGTTGAAGCTAAAAAGGAGCTTCTTGATAGACTAGAAAAGAATATAATTATCTTTGGTCAAGGAGTTAATCCAGAATCTCAAAACACAGGTGACAAATCGGGTGTAGCACTTAAATTTTTATATTCACTACTTGACTTAAAATGTTCTAAGACTGAAAAGAAGTTTAAAAAAGCAATTAGAGAGCTTTTATGGTTTGTGTGTGAGTATTTAAAGATAAGTGGTAGTAAAAGTTATGATTATAAATCAGTTCAAATTACTTTTAACCACTCAATGATAATAAATGAGTCTGAAAAAATAGATATGGCAGCTAAATCAATTGGAATCATATCAGATGAAACTATTGTTTCCAATCATCCTTGGGTTGAGGATGTTAATGACGAACTTGAGAGACTTAAAAAACAGGAAGATACTCAAAAAGAGTATGATGATTTAATTCCTAATAATCAAGATGGTGTTATAGATGAAACATAAAGATTATTGGAGAAAGAGATTTGAACAATTAGAAGAAGCTCAAAATAACAAAAGTGTAAAATATTATCTTGAATTAGAAAAGCAATATAAACTAGCTATAAATAATATAGAAAAAGATATATTAGCATGGTACAACAGATTTGCCAAAAATGAAGGAATATCTTTATTAGAAGCTAAGAAACTACTAAATACAAGAGAACTAGAAGAGTTTAAATGGAGTGTGAAGAATATATTAAATGGTAAAGAAAATGCTATAAATCAAAAGTGGATGAAAGAGTTAGAAAATGCTAGTGCAAGAGTTCATATAACAAGACTTGAAGCTTTAAAGTTACAAATACAGCAACAAGTAGAAGTTTTATATGGAAATGAACTTGATGGTATTGATAAACTAATGAGAGATATTTATACAAGTGGATACTATCATACAGCTTTTAATGTTCAACAAGGAGTAAACGTTGGTTGGAGTTTAATGAGTCTTGATACTAATAGAATAAATAAAGTTATCTCTAAACCATGG